ATCCCAATTTGCCGTACCCGGCCCTCGGCTACTCCATCTGGTCACCTGACTGGGATATCGATGAGAGTTTCACGGAAAGTCTTCTGGCACATTCCCGTTGGGCCGCGAATGCTGCGATGGTTTGGTACATGGGCGTCACCAACCGCGGCAACTGTTTGCGTGTCCCGAACTTGCCGGCCCTTCCCGCCACTGGCTTGACCAAGGTCAAGCGCCGCAACGTTGATATTCAGCTGCCCATTGTACTCGTGCAACCTGCTAACATTCCTGTCGGGCCTCAAGGCGTCCCTCTTGCAGTTTCACCACAGGGGCTTTCGTACCTGGAGTTCTGCCGCGCTGTTGAGGCTGCTTACACTGCCCAACCCAATCTTTATCCCGGATTGACTCCTGGACGTTCTTGTTTCTTTGACTGCGTCTCCCATTACTACGGCACTAGCCACATGTGGTACAGTTGGTATATGGCGTACTTCCAACGAACACCCGACCCAAACAATCCTATCATTGGTGAGGTGACGATTCCTGAGATTCAAAACTTCTGCGCAGCTTCCATGTTCGGGCTCCTCCTTAGTGGGGACCACAATGCGGTTGCTGCTCCTGCACGGGCTGAGTGGCCCACCCTCACCCTGAAAATCGGTGGCTCACTCATTGCTGGCTCCCTCCACGTTGAAATCGCCCCTCCTGAAACATCCACTGCCCCGATCGGCGACCTAGCAAGGATCTTGGCAACCGTCAGGCGTGATTATCTTCCTTGGTTCAACCAAATGCTTGCAGCTCACAATGGTGCCGCCCGGGACTCAACCATTCAATCAACACCTGCACTTCTCGCTTTTGCCGGCACTCATGAAATGCCCCGCTCGTACGATGATGTGGGCAAGGCAATCGTAGGCAGCTTTATTGCTGTCCCACTTGACCCAGGTGACCCTGATGGCTTTGCAGTCAACCCGAACCTTGCTGCGCCGTTCCCTGCCTTGATTGATTATGGCCCTTCTATCAACGCAATTCCCATCGCTGCTTCTTCCGAACCCTCACCGTTCCACGATTTTAAAC